TCTGTAATAGTGATACTATCAACAGCATCACCATCAGTTGTTCCGGTTGCTTTCGCTAGGAACTCATCACCAACAATCTCTTCGCCAACAGTAAAGTCTCCAGATCCACCAGGATCCATGAAGAGTTTAATACTACTTGCGAATGTTACTTCAACATCATCAATCTCTTCAACACCAGTATCAAAGCTGTCGCTTCCAATCTCATAGATCTCAGCAGTGATAGCATAGAATTGGATTTTACCAAACTGGAAGAATGGTTCTTCCTTGCCAACAAACTTAATTTCGTAGATGTCTTGTGTTAGTGGGAAGTAAAGTAGATCTCCTTCATTGGGTCTAGAAGTTACTGTAAGACTTGGACTGTGCTCTGCTACTTCCTCGTCCCATCTCCTAGTAGATACTCGGAAGATAATCTCATCAGTAATCCTCAAACCAAACTTGGAGATAAACTCAGCGTTGTCTCCAAATCCCATGACGTTCTGTAAAATCATCTCAATCTGAAATTGTTCTTGATACTTGGAGTATCTAACTTCATCTAGAGTGCTATCTTGTAGAACTATTCTTGGGATGTAGTAAATATCTGTTCCGAACAATTTAATTTGTTCGTCCACAAGATCTTGGACGAGACCTTGCTCGCCGCTATGACCTGCGTAGTAAGTTGGAAAGTAGGGACTAGTAGGCATCTTATCCGATCATATCCATAGGTGGAATGGCGTACTTACTGAGAACTTCGCTTTCGATTTTCTCAATCTCGCCTAATGCGTCTGTATATAATTCTCTACCATTAAGCGTGATACCGCCAGGTAGTTGAACGTTGTTATATTTAATCAAGTTTTGTCCCCACTGTCTCTTCATAAGAGCAGTAGCATATTTCTTGACAAACATATCATTATTCATCTCTGTAGCATCTGTAGGATCAATCATCCTATGTGCCTCAATTACAAGATACGTATCTTCTTTGAGGAATGCTTTATTGATGTCAAGATATAAACGATCACGACGCTGTGTATATCTGAATTGCTGGAATGAACCATTATTCAGAATCATATCTAGAGTTTCTAGATACTGCTTATTCATAAAGTAGTTGACAATATCAAGAGATCCGAATGCGTATAGATCATTCAGAAACATTTGATACTCAACACCAAAGAGATTGGATCTAATTGAGTTGCTGACGAGACCAAAAACTTTACTGATACCAACTACATGATCTGGAACAGGAATATAGTTAGTAGACTCTTCCCAATTTGTCGTTCCAGATGATGTTGTCGCTTTATTATTAAAACGAGTTATGTCATCAGCAGTGATCTCATGCCTCATGAAACATCTTTCCATGCCGTTGTAGCAGTTCTCTTGGAAGAACTGATACGTATCATCAATAACATTATTTACTTGCTCGTCATCAATGTTAACTTGTAATACAGGCTCACCAAGTTGCCTCTTACAATATGTGATAAGATCAGCTCTTGAATTTGGAGACGCCATTACACACAAAAATCCCTTCTTACCTATTTAGGAAGAAGGGATCTGAGAGTTATTCTTCTGTGGTTTCTGCTGCTGGTGCTGCTTCTTCCTCAGGTTTGTCTTCTAGAAGACCTAGAGTTTCTAGACCTCCTTCTAGTTTAATTTTATATTCTTTTGCTTTGACTAGATTTGTTTCTAGTTCAGCAATTTGCTTTTCGGTTGTAGCAATTTGCTCTTCAAAATTTGTTTTAAGTTGTGCTGGATCCATGGTTATCACAGGTAATTGTGTATGTTGATATTTATATTAGTAGTCAAAAGGGTTGTTTATATCTTTGTATAAATCTTTTAATGTGATTGGATAATGATGGTCTTCTGGGGGAGTTGGCCAATTCACACTAGAGCGATCAATCAGTTTAAAATCTTCCTCACGCATTCTAATTTGATCGGGATTTGTATTTTGTGGAAGATCGCGAAGTGCTTGTAAGTAATTTTTCCATACAGATGGAAGTTCTTCACCCATGGAAATTGCTTTTATAATTCTCCAATTACAGAGTTCCATTTCTTTGTCACGTTCTCTTCTTAAAAGACGCATTGGTTCGTTTCTTGATTTTTCAACACACCATGCTTCCAAATCTGCTTCATTTGGGCGAGGGGATTCGTCCATCCAATTTAAAGTTTGGTTGTCATTCTTATCGACAGAAACAGACCACTGAGCTTTTGGATATAATGCTGCTAGGGCATGTGACCAATCATAATGCATTTGAATGTTAGCCATTCTTAAGATCTCCTATTAATACGTATATTTATTATTGAACTATTTCCATAATACTGGAAATAGTACATCCATTTTCATAACTATTTTGTGCGGTAGCACCTTGCGTCCTATTTAAATAAAACGTATACGTTCCATTGCTTGAAGATCTTACCGCCAATGTGTATGTATTTTCTTGACCTGCTACTGCGGTATCAAAAACATTAATGTACCAATTTGACATCGTAGAACTTTGATTTCTATCATACCATCCGGAACAATATCCACTCCAACGAGAACCTGCTGATGTTGTGTGTGATTTAAATTCAACTCCATTTTTCATGATAAGGATAACAACGTCCTGATGGACTTCTCCTGAAAGCATCCACTTTACTGATAATAATGAACCTGTGTATTTCGGTGTAATTGAAATACTTGTGTTCGGCATTGTGTTTGGAGTAAGTCCGGGACCAGCAGTGAAAGATTGCCTCCCATCGTATCTTGCTGTAACAAATTGAACTGGAGATCCTTTTGACGAAGCAAATGCATTATCTCCCAGAGATATGTTAGTGTTGCTAGCAATTTGAACTGCTGATCCTGTTTTGGGTCTAATTGTTTTTACTGATAATTTGCTCATGGTGCTATCTCCATTACGTATCCAGCAGATACAGTGTTTTCGTAGGCGTTTTGACCACCTCTACTATCAGTTCTATTTAACCAATATGTATAATTTGCGTTATTTGATGATCTATTGCCAACACGATAAACTATTTCAGTGCCCACTGGAAAAGACGCATCAGATGGTGCTGCATCATACCAAACAATACTATTATTATACTGAGTGCTGTTCTGATCCCTATCATACCAACCATGTGATACCCCACTCCAACGCTGCTGGCCAGCATCGGTATTATATCCAATGAGTGAACCACCTCTGTATACAGTAAACATATGGTCGTGTCCCGTCGATTCTCCATTTACCATCCAAACACATTGGAATGAAGATCCAGGAACTGTCCTTTCAATGGTAATATCTAATTGACTTAATATACTCCAATTATTATTACTTGCCGCAACTGATAAACGACCGTCTTCTTCTACATAAGCAAAATTAACAACAGATCCTGGAAGAACTAATCCCCCTGCGATTGAAGAATCCCCAAAAGAAATAGATCCATTATCAGATTCTAAAGTATCTACAATAATTTCTGACATTTTATTACTCCTCTATTTCGTAAATAATCATACTAGAAACACCACACTCATATGAGTTTTGTCCATTACTGCCACCAGTTCTGTTGATATAGTTAGTGCTTTGGG